ACCTGAACCATTCCAATCACCCTTCTGTGGTTTAGGTCTAAAATCAATTGACACACCCTTCATTTCTGCAATGCGCTGCAAAATATATCGTGCCATCCACAAGTCATCGCCGGCTCGAATACCACTACCTAACACCTGAAACTCCCACTGACCTAATGCAACTTCGGCATTAGTACCGGTGATACCTATGTCTGCGTTCATACAGGCTTCAGTATGTCGGTCTACAATCTCACGACCCACAACATTACCTTCACCAACACCACAGTAGTAATCGCCTTGTGATCGTGGCTTACCTTTCTCTGGCCAACCTAAAGGTCGCCCATCTTTGTACATGAAATACTCTTGCTCAAAACCAAACCACCAATCATCACTTACCAAGTTTGTACAATCGGTTCGTGTATTAGATGGATGTGGTTCATGGTCAGCACCCAATACTTCACACATTACATAAGTACCTTCTAAACCAGGTCTTGTCTGTGTTGCATCTGCTCTAATACGATCTAGAGTCTTATATTCTGCAACTGGATTTAATATACAATCAGACTTCCCACCAGTTGCCTGTTGAGTAGATGAGCCATCAAATGACCACACATCAGCATAGTCATCAATTTTTACTTTACTTCTTAATGACTGTGTAGGTCTATAACCATCAAGCCATACATATTCATATTTTCTCATTTGGTCCTCTCCAATAATCAAAATAGGATTCTCTTTCCCGTTCTAATTCCTTTTCTTCCTTTTCGGTAGTTTTTTTATAATGATCCCTTTCTACTTCTTTTTCTTTTTTTTGGGTAATTTCTTTATAACGGTCCATGTCGGTGGCCCCCATCCATATTCAAGTGCTTCTGGTGTATAATATCGTACATAATCAGGTTTAGATAATATGCCTTGTTTAGAGTCTAACCATCGCACTATGATGGTTCGTTCTTCTCCTTCATCGCTGCGTATTAGTACTCTATCGTTCTCCTTTAAAGGAGGTGTGTGTTTTCTTTCTGAATCTTTCTTTAATGCGTTCATACACTAAACCACTCTGGTGTCTCTCTCGCTTTCCATTTAGCAAACCCAGACTTCTCACCTATGTAATACTTACGATAAGCCTCGACTGTATCATCACACTTATATTCGTCAGGCATACATTGGGGTGGTGGTGTAAACCCACCTCTGTTTATATTTTTAGGTGCCATCTCTAAAGGATAAAACAAGTCCATACACTTATGCAACTTACCATAACGAAACATATACTCACCCAACATGGCTTTGAATAAATCAAAATGCCAATGATAGTTTTCGTCTGTCTCTCTAGTCCATACAGCACTAGGGTGGTTCTTATGTGTTGCTTTATACAATCCATTCTCATCAGCAAACTCATCACCATCTAATACACGATGAGCCGTAGACAACATCTGTGCTGACTCTAGTATCATTTTGACATTATGTTTGTCACACATCATTTCCGATATCTCTATCGGATCTTCATCTAGGTAAAATATATTCATAATATAAAGAGAGGCATGGAGGAAGGAAGGACTTGGGTTCACCTTCAACCGACACCAGCAAACTACCTTGCTTTGGTTCGTCGGCACTTCGTCCTAGTCTGGTTCGACTAGTGTGACACCATAATCTTTCGATGAGGTGCCTGGATACCACTCCTGACGAATAACATTATCACCATTTGCTACAGCGATTATTCTGCCACTTCCTCCCCCAACTGTATGCCTACAGTCAGGTGCCTTTTATTTAAACTCTATACTGATCGTAATTTTGATTCCTATATTTCTTAGCGTTATACCGATTTGTCAATTCTTCATTCAATTCTTTTAATCTGGGAATACAAGTATCGTTGACCCACTTCTGTAGTTCAGCATTATCATATTCTAACTTGCGGACTCTAGCCTCAGACTGTTCTAATTTATAGGACAGGTGAGCTATTCTCCTACGAGCTTCATCTACATATGATTCTTTTCTTTCTTCTGTACTCATGTTCCAACCCTCTTATATTCATCCAAATTATTTAGATGGTTCTTGTAAAAATTATTAGACGTAATACAATTGTCTATTACCCAATTAACAAATTCCTCTCTTACTCTAAAAGCGTGTTCAGAATGTTCTATCAACCCAAAGCCTTTTAATTCCTTTTCAGCTACTTCTGGATCTAATAGATGCATACCTATTAAAATATTATACCACAATGAATTGCCTAGCCCAAAAAAATTACCTCCATGGTCTGACTTTGCATTATAATCATTTATTCTTGGCATACGAGTTTTCCAAATTTCAAATAAGGTTCTTAAATCTTCACTCCATCTATCTTCAGATGATGCATCAATCCAAAACCGTGTATCTTTTCTTTCACTTGCATAATGCCCTACTAACCAATCTTTTATTTTATCCCAATACGTTCCTATTTGTGAATTATACCCGTCTATATTTTCTCGACAGTTAAAATCCATATGTTCTGAATAATAATGTTCTATGAAATGATTAATCTGTAATATTGTTAGGTGTATAGATGTTGCCTCTAACGGTTCAACAAATCCTGTAGCCAACCCTGTAGAGATTACATTCTTTATCCATACATCCTTTACTCGTCCAGAATCAAATTTAATATCATTTCTTGGTTCAATCTTATGTCCTAAAACTCCTTCAATTTCATCTTGGGCTTCTTCTGGTGTAGTATATAAATCACTGTAAACATACCCACAGCCTAATCTATCTTGTAATGGTATCTGCCACATCCATCCATGTTTCTGTGCCCATGAATGTGTATAGTTTTGTATGATTGTATTCTCATCATTTTCAATCCAAAATGGCATTGCCCTGTTTACTAACAGTTGGTCACTATAATCCACCCAACGATTTTTGTATACATTATCAATTAATACTCTTTGAAATCCACTACAGTCTATAAACAAGTCACCATTTACTAACTGCCCATCATATGTTATTACTGACCTTAATATTCCATCTTCACGAATAATTCCATCAACTACTCTACCTTCAATAAAATTTACTCTTGGATGTTCTAGAACTTTTTTCTTAAAAAATTCTCCGACTAAGCCAGCGTTCATATGCATAGCTCGTACATTAAATCTAGCGTCTATCTTTCCTCTCTGTCCTTCAAATGCATCCCATAGATATGGACAAGTATTCTTCACATTAAGAAACGGCAACTTATCATTCAACATCAACTGAGAAACTAGCCCACTATCATAAGGTTTATTTTTTGCTAAATGATAAATTCTAAAATAATCATAAGACCTATGTGGATAATTTTGTTCATTTTCAAATTCATCCCCAATAGGGTTTGTAAATGTATGTCCTATATTATACCAATCTTTGGCTATAATTCCTAATTTTAATGTTGATCCAGTTTCTTGTAAAAATTCTTTATCACTAACAGTCTGATTTAATAATTCAGTAAAGAGTGCTGTTGTACCTTCTCCAACCCCTATCACTGGAATTTCTTTTGTAGCTATAACTGTTATTTGTGCATTGATTGTTTTCTGTAGAAGGTTTAATGCAGTCACCCAACCGGCTGTGCCACCACCTACAATAACAATATTTTCTATTTTTGCCATTCTTTAACTTTGTCTAACAATAATCTTCTATATTTCCAATAATCAATATCAACAAACGGAGTATATTTTTCCAACAATAAACTTACATTTTTCCATATGTATGTTTCTTTAATCTCCGTATCAAAATGCTTTCTATATTCTAAAAGTTTTTCAAAAATAACTAAGGTCTCTAAACTAATCTTTTTACCAAGATATGCCTTTATCAATTTAGGATGGTTTCCATCCGCACAATCTAATATTATATCAAATTCGGGCACCGTTGTCAAGAGATATTCTACGTCATTTAAAAAATTATATTCTAAACTTTGAATTATTTTTTTATGTTCAATCCAATTTTGATTATTAAAATCTCCTACCCAAGATTTATCACGAATTAAATTAGCTATAAAATATTCTGAAATTTGTTCGTCAGATAATTTTCTAGCCAACTTTGCAAATTGATGCTTGTCTTTACGTTTCTTAAAAGACTCTATAGTTGCGCTCGTCTTACCACCATACTTGAAGTAATCATACTTGCCATCAAAGTGTAGTTTTAAAGCTAGATAGTTTAAATATGCTTCGTAATCTGTCATTCAAATAACGATCTTGTTTTAGGTAAATAATTTAAAGCTTCAGCATCTAACTGAAGTTTTTCCTTCATGCCCTTATCTATAAACCTTGTAATTCTTTCAGGTTCAATATCCTTTTGATCGCAATAATAGATCACGGCATCCATGTAAGACATATTCTTTGTCTTAACTAGTTCCTCAATCTGTAATGAAAATGATTTTGTTGTTATTCCTAGACTCATAATATATATTTTTAAAGTGGGTTATCACCTATCTCTGTTTCGGTGATAAAGGGGTGTGAGGCTGTCTAGAGCAGAGACCTCTTTTAACTGGTGGCCCGTTATTTGACAAGGTGGGCTAGGCCCCGATGCAGGCTTACCTTTTAGGCAGCCATTGCATAGTCATAAAAGTCATCGTTGGCTTTTATAGTTTTTGATGTTCTCCTCTAACTTTTCATCCGTCCGTCGATCCTGATTCACCCCCCTTAATTCGGTGTTCCTTTCATCGGGAAGTGGTCCCCACATTCCCTGTCTACTCCATTCATCGGCTGTGTAATAATAGGCATTTAAGGCTTTAGAAAAGTCAAAAATACCTTGATACGTTGCCCGAGAATTGGTGGAGGTGGCCGGTACTGCCCCGGCGTCCGATCCGTCTACTTGTTTAGTATCATCAATCATCAATCATATTTATAAATTTAGGTCCTCGTAGAATTGTTCCATCATGCCTTCTAGTTTATCCAGATAATCTCTAGTTTTCTTTTCGTAAATCTGAATAGAACCATCTTCAGCAACCATCATAATAACGATATCATCAACTGCCATGCCAGTATGTTCTTCAAACATTGCAGCATAGGCTGAACACTGAATAAAATAATCTTCGATCCATTCTTCTTTCTTTG